TAACGCCATTATTACTAATGTAAAGCGCGTCGCTCAGTAAGCTATTAAAGCCACATTGCGCCGTCGTATCAAAGTGCCTAAAATCGCCTGTTTCAGGATCAAAGATAAAACCTTTATCCAGTAAAGCGCCATAAAAAGCCAAGTAGCGACCTTCTTGAAAATACGCTTCAATCGTTTCAGGTGCAAATGCTTGCCATTGTTCACGGGTAATAATTTTATCCGTTAAAGGAATAGCACCATTACCAGTTAACGCGACTAAACCGTCAGGGCTTGCGTAGAGCAAAGAACCGTTAACAATCACAGCCGAACGCTTACTAACACATGCTTGATTAGACTCTAGTTTTTGGCCAGACATTGAATCAGGCGAATTACCAGCAAAAACCCAAGGGTAGCCCTCAGTTAAAACAGCTAAAGAATTACCCATGGCCACCATAGCAACAATGTTATGTTCGGTAGTCATTTGGTAATTAGTAGGCCAAGCATAGCCAAGATAAGCAACACTAAAACAGACAGTATTCCCAGTAAAGCCAGTCATAATACCGTTTGCCATACTCGTCAACCCTGCCATATCACTAGGCGGCATTTCATAATCGTAAGTCTCCAATGAAGAGCCTAACGCATCACCAGCGATATTATCGACAAACGACAATTGGGCAATAGGTACTTCAGCAACCAATAAATAATCAGCTATGCCGCCGCCCGTTGTGGTGCGGTAGATTCGCCGGGTCGTTATGTTTGATGTATTCACGTTTGGCGGTGACAATGCTAACGTGACAAAAGTACCTATTTCTTCAGGATAAAGAAGTTCGATTTTTAATGATGCCTCGCCCGGTGGTCCTTCTTCACCTTGCCCAGTGACAAAGGTTTGCGTGTAATAACGCGTTTCATCATCATTAGGATCAACATCTATTACTGCCGACTCAGTAACGACACCGATAACAGCTACTTCTGGGGCTTGTACACCTAAGCGATAAGACACCGCCGGCATATTTATGCCGCTAAAAATAGCGTTATTTGTTACTTTAGGGTAGCCATCACCTGTAAAATAAACCCGTTGCCAAGGGTCATTGGCAACAGGACTGTTTACAGCGTCAATATCGGTATTCCATGCAAGCCAGTGCTGGTTTAAATACTTAAATATTGTTTTAGCGCCAATCTGGACGGTATCACCACTCAACAAAGGGCTTCGCAAAGGTGAAAGGTTGCCATGATAAAAATGACAACCTTTTGCAGTTTGCGCGGCTTCGTTTGGTAAGTGCCTAGGGTCGAGCTTTGGCCTCTCTCCTGAGAAAGATTTCAAAAATATTGCAGTCATATTGTATCTCTAAAGGTTATCTAAAAGTGAATGCTACTCGGTAGTCGGTAGACTCATTAATGATAGGGTTACCATTAGGGAAATCGGCTGTATACATAATAACTCTTCCGATCACAGTCTTTTTAGGCGGGTTAGGCACTGCGCCCAATGTAAATATGATCACACCACCATTTGCGTAAGAGATAAACCCGTCAGTAGATGAATATTCTACCCCTGCTATCTCAACACCCATTTTAGTGGTAGGTATGTTGAGAAAATCCATGGGAACACCCTTTAGTGAAACTTCGATTTTACTAGGGGCGTTTCTTCCTTTAAAAACGTCGATGTGTTCTATAACTACCATAAAATAACTCCTGTTATAAAGGGTATATTACACCGCGCTTAGCTCGCGAACGTGAGCGACTAATGCAGGGATAGTAACCGTATCACCCACTTCGTTAGTTACAATGCGGTCTGTCGCGTCTTGACAAATAATAACTTCACTTGTGATTGTATCGAGTATCAACAAAACCAGATCATCAGTGATTAATGCTGTGCTTGTTGGGTCGATTGATTTGCCGTTTACTGTTATTTTTAAATCATTAACGTCGGCGGCCAAGGTAACATCGGCGCTAGTCATAACAGCACTAGCAATAATTTTACCACTCGCTACTGCGTAGGTATCTGCTTTTAGCACGTTTTTCGCTAGAGCAAGTAAGTTTCCGTTGTTTTTTAAGTGTTGTGCGCCATTTAATTTAAAGTTGTAGCTTGAGAAGTTAGCCATTTTTATCGCCTTTTAGTGTAAGTGTTTGACAGTGTAAATAGGTGTTAGTTGTTTGATAGTGTAAAGAGGTGTTAGTATTTCTAGTGAAATTTGATTAGTGTCTATGGTTAATTTATCCGCTAAATTACTCACAATAACAGTGGCTAACTCAGCTTGCGTTAGTTGCTCCGCTATTGCTGCTGATACGGTTAAATCTATACTGACTTGCTGTGTTGTATATTGCGTTAGCTGCTCTAAAATCACCTCATTGGCAATGGCTGCAACATCAATGTTAGCGTTAATTGCTTGTGTTAATTGCTCCGTTTGAATGACTGAAACAAATATACCTGAGATTTCATCAACGGTGACGGTTATTGCTTCGGTTAGTTGCTCTGCTGTAATAGCGCTTATTGATAATGATTGCTCAATGTCAGTATTGATTACTTGAGTTAATTGTTCAGCAATAACCGCTTGTAGTTGCTGTAATTCAGTAGATAAAACAGCTTGTGCTTGCGTTTCTTGTTGAGTAATTACAACATTAACGTCTTGCGAGCCATCAGTTGTTACATTGACTGTAACCGCTTGCGCTAATTGCTGTGCTTGAACCGTAGTAATTAACTGAGTGTCATTAATATTGATTATTGCGCTTTGAACGAACTGTTCACCAACAACCGCTGTTAATTGGCTTATATTCGCTATAGCGTTGAGTGGATAATCGGATTTTTGCTCTGTGATTACTGTTGATATTTGGTTATCTAGTATTAAGTTTGATAATTGGGATTGGGTTAATGATTCAGCGATAATAGCATTTATATTATTTGACGCTGTTATTGTTACAAGTTCAGATTGGGTGACCTGTTCTGTCTGGGTGATTACCACTGACTGCTCTGGTATTGCACCACCAATAGCAAAACTTAACCCATTACCAATTATACCACCTTGAGTTAATCTTGAGGTATTATCAGCGGTTAAAAAGTCTAAATTTACAACTCCACCTTGAGTTAATCTTAGTGTTGTTGGTATTACGAAGGCCATGTTATGTACCTATCATTACTGCTGGACAAATATAAACGTCAGCGTTCGGTACAGCTAAATTAGCGTATACAACAACATTACCGTTAGTCACATTCGTTAGTTGTGCTGCGCTTAATGTAATGTCGACTTGATAAGCTTTAGTGTTTAAAGGTAGTGTGCCCAACCATGTTTCAGCACTTAACGCTAACTCTGTGCCTGTTGCTAAAATATCAGTATTTCTACTAGACACTACTTTACCTAGCGCTAATGACACATTGTCGTTATGTGATAACTCAATCCAAAAGTTAGCATCTGTTAGTGTGGCTACTGTGTCAGTATCTAGCAGTAGATTAACGCGATATGTTGTATCTGTTAGAGATAAGTTTTGTTCAGCCATTTCCAATAGTTTGTACTGTAATGCACCACTCAAGCCAGCGTTAGTGCTTGAATTCATTAATGCTGAATATTTGTTTGTAGCATCATATTTTGCGTGTAAGTATGCTAAAGTGTTTTCTGTTGTTTCTCCGTACCTACTTAACACATTAAACCTATAGTATTCATTAGCTGCACCACAGCCTATAGCTGTGTGTGTATTTCCATATGTTGCTCTACCACTGTATATTATAGGCACTCCCGAAGGAGTAAGGTTATTTATCAGCACACCTTGTGAGCCGGATTTGCCGTAGTCTGTGTATAAGGATTTTGAACCAAACGCCACCCCAGAAAAATCACAATTTTCTATTATGACTATATGGGCTCCTGTGGCAGCAAGCAATGCTTCGTAACTAACCACGTTAGCAACCACTACTGTACGCAAAAATTTGTAACTACCATCAAAATAAAACAGTACGCTACTGCCAATCACGTTTATGTAGCATCTGTCAAATACTGGTGTTCGCCCAAACCTTCCTTGACCTCCTGCCAATATTATATCACAGTGCACGTGCGTTAAATCACTATAGAAATCAGAACATTTAAGGATACAACCCTCTACATGTGCTCTACCTATAAATGTGTAGCTACTAGTGCCTGTTTGCTCAGTAAAGCCTTTTGTATAGACTTCTGTGCTTCTTGATACTGAATTTAATACACAGTCGTCAGGCATAGTTATCGAAGTCGCTACTAAATAATCCTGTAAGTGATCGCTAGCTCCGAGTAGCGTGTCGCCTGTAGTTGCGACTGCCGCAGCATCAGCTAAAGTAAGGTAGGCATTATTCCAATCAATATCATTAATCGCAGGAACGCCTATAGCCCCATTCCATATTCTTATAACAGCCATTACAGCACCGCCTGATAGTTATCTAAATTAGCTTTTGCACCTAATAAGCTACTAGCTTGTAATCTTAGGGCATCAACCCACGCTTGGTCTTTAGAGTGTATAGTCATTAGTTCAACATCAGATATTAGTTGTAAGTATGGTAGACCATTGTAGGTAATTGGGTCAGTAGCAGGTAATGTTAAAGCTTCATCTAATATAGCTTTTAATAACTCATTACGCGTATTCCATAACGAATCTACAAGAAAAGGATTAGAAGCTTTACGAATGGCATCTTTATATTGTTCTTGCTCTTGCTCTTTTTTAGATGCTAAAACTTGAGATTCTACCTCTGAGCCATTATTTGTTGGTTCATGGTTAAACATACCTACAATTTCAGTGTGAGTATTACCCAGTAAATCAGTTAGGGTTACTTCGTATCTACGTCTTACCTTGCCGTCAGGTAGTTGTGATTCTGTTTTGACTGTTATCATAATTGATCTCTCTTATATTTATTCGCATTTAATGGCGTCTCTAACAAATTCAGCTTTTTCAAAACCTAGACCAGTTAAAAACTCTTTAATATCTTTAATGTCTTGTTTGCCGAAGTTGTCCTCTAATTTACTAATCAACAACTCTATATTAGGGATACCATTTGTTACTGTTATTACTACTGAAGCGGTATAAGGTTCACCAAATGAATCAGTCTTTCTGCAAAATACTTGCTTTAGTTCAAAATTCCAGTTGCCTACTTGCTTATTACTATTCATCAATTAACCCCTGCATCCTTTCCCACCGATAAGCACGCAAGCAATGATCATCACCATCGCCACACAATTTAAGTATTGTATCTATGACTTTAGCTTGATACGCATAGCGAGGCTTTAAGCTCATGTATTGCCCAGTCCAGCCGCTAATAGTTCTACGGTAAGTGCCATGCGCTACTGTGCAAATCAATACATCAATAGCAAACCAAACTCTAAAGGAATATGCGCTTTTATTGATAAAAAACAATAGAGGTATAAACCATGTAGCTATAAGTAAACCTATAACTAGATAGGCAAATAAAGTACGTAGGACCTTGAATAGCATTGTCACTCCTTAAAAGTTGGATTTATGCGAAAAATTGTTGCCTAGCTAAACCGAAAGTTAAAAATATACTATCGAACTCAGCTTGATTATTTGCGATTAATCTCTCTCTACCTGTTTTTGTTTTTAGTTTTGGGTATAAAGGAAAAGGTGACTCTCCTAACGCTATTGATTTATCTATCATTGTTGATATTGCTGATAGTCCATTTTGATTACTTTCATTTAAGCTAATCATCTGACCTTGTATTTCGACGCCTAAAGCTTTTTGTTGTGATGTCGTTAATGGTGCCAGGATAAAACTACCAGACTCAATATCATAAACCTTACCGCGATACTTGAAGTTAGGGTCGAAATCAATTTCAATCCAATTTTCTAAGTCGGTAGGTACGGGGTGTACTTGGACGCTTCGTAACGTAGCTTTATCAACATAAGCTTTTTCAAAAACATCATCGTCCATTATCTTAGCTCCGTATTCATACCATAAATCCTATGTATTATTGAGTTCTCATCTATATCATACAATAATGTCCTCGACGCATCTGGTGACACCCTCCAAAAATTACCTGAAACTCCCGACCAAAGGATAAAGTCTCCAAAATCCGATAAAGAAATGTCTTGCTCTACTGCTGCAACAGGGTACATAACCGTCTCAATGTAATCATCATTATCATGCGATCCTGTTACAACAAGATAATCAAAATTAGTGTAAGCTTCTGAAAGAGATATATTGCCAGCAGTAAGGCCAGCGGCGTTGTAGTATAGCGAAGTAAAAATAGGTCGAACTCTAGTGCCTATTCCTAGGCTCAACCAATCTCTAATCGAGTTTCTATTAGAGCAAAACCTAATGCGAGCATCAGAAGTATTACTCCTAAATGCGATAGCACCAGACATTGTAGCTTGATCACCGTAATTAGAACGAAACAAGCGAGCATGTACATCACCTGATGAATTTCTAACCGCCACTTGGTTTGCTGTGTATGAGTCTTTTAGTGCGTGATAACCATCTACCATATCAGCGTTCAGGTTGGCTACTTTTGTTGTGTTACTTACGGTGAATGGCGCGTGACCTGCCCCGCTTGTGAATTGTGCTGCTATTTGTGTTGACTGAAAGCTACCTGCAACACCTGCACTAAAGTTGACAGCCCTAAAAACATAACTAGCCGTTGTTGCGCTAGCGAACGCGGCACTACCGCCACCCGTATTAATGGCGTTTAAGCATACTCCTGCGCCATAGTTTTGTAAGTGAATTGTAGCTTGTGTACTATTATTTCGACCTTGAAATGCGGGTCCGTTAAAAAAGCTATGACCAGACGACGCTACGGAGTTAGTATTGTTAATGGAATTATTAACGCCTAGTGTAAAAGTGGCGGTATTATCTCCGCTAGAGTAATGAGTCAGCCCACTTTGGTTTGTTATAGTTACATCTTGACCAGCGTTTGTAGCAGCAGTTCTAAACTCGCCTCCGGTTACAGTTCCCGTGGCTGTGATTGTCTGTGCAAACACACTCCCAACGTCAATTTTAGACGCGTCTAGCACTCCGGCTAAAATTGTACTGTCGCTTAAATTAAGAACATCGACACTTAAATACCAGTTGTAATCTCCGTGAATACCACTAGGCGTTTGGCTTAAATTATTATGCCTGACTCCTGTGTAAGTTCGCACTGGTGAGTTAGCGGTGTAAATAGCTCCTGCGGTTTTACTGTCTGAAAAAACAGTCCAAGAGTATTTTTGAGGTGCTGCGGCTCCTGTAGCGCCTTGAACACCCGTAGCACCCGTGTCACCAGTAGCACCTTTTATTAACGTCCAGGAATACTTAGTGTTATCAATAGAGTCTGCTAAGGTAAAATCAGTGTACTGCCCTATGTAGGTTTTATTTACACTATCACTAACGCTAAATCCAGTAGTACCAGTAGCATTAGTCGCATAAGCGATATGCAAATAGCTAGTTTGACCGTCAACTCCGTTGACACCAGCTATACCGTTAGCGCCATCAACACCATCACCGCCATCAGATCCTTTAACTAACTGCCACTTCCATAAATCACTATCACCAAGGGCGTCGGCAACCTCATAATCAACATAGGTTCCTATGTAAAGCTTACCTGTGGCGATCTGACTAAACCCTGTTCCTATGGCATCATCCGCATAAGCTACATGAAAGTAAGAACTGACACCTGTATCACCCTGGGAACCTTGAATACCTTGGAGGCCATCATCACCTTTTTCAGCAAAAATCTTAGGCGTAGACCATGCGCTACCCGTCCAAACTCCTGTATTTATATCATGGTTATACCTGCGCATAGCCACGTAAGTTGTTTTACCTTCCTCGTAAACTGGGTTGTCAGAATAACCTACAGGTACTATTTCGATAGCTCCATCATACGTTCCACCAGTCAAGGTAGGTATAGAACTCCCCGTAGTGACTGCTATAAAAACAAATGAAACATAATTACCGTTATTGCCGTCGTTATAATCTTGTCCTGCGCCTTTTAATGGTGACGTTCCATCAATACCATCCTTAACAATAACGGGTGAACCACCGCCATTGTCAATCGTGTAGGTTCCGTCGCCATTTTCTGTGACGGTTGGTGTTTTACCATCACTAATAACCACTGAGCCATTTAAGCCAGTAACCGTATAAGTCCCGTTACCATTATTGTTTACAGTAGCGCCTTGACCATCGACACCTTTAGGGATTTCTGACCAACTGTAATCACTGAAGCTTATTGAATCCGAGGTGTTGCTATCAGTATAAAGGCCAATAAACGTTTTACCTGTAGCTATTTGACTAAAGCCACCACCGTTTGCGTCGTCAGCGTATGCAATATGTAAGTAAGAGCTAACACCGTCAACAGCTACACCGTCTGCGCCTTTAAATAGCGCCCAATCGAATATATTTGGATCGGTAATATCAACCGTACTAACCGTTCGGTTCATAGCAAAACCAATGTAGCTTTTACCTACAGAGTTTAAACTTATACCTGAGCCATTAGCATCGTCTGCGTAAGCTTTCCACATATGAAACGCTGTGTTATCTATTACCTGGCCCATTAAAACATTCAGATCGGTGATTTTTTGCTGGTGCTGAGCGTTCATGTAGTTTGGCGTTGTTACTATATGCGTATTATTGTAACTATCGGTAATATTTTCTGTGGGGTTACTTGAGCTTAGCCAAACTCTTATTTCATCAAGTAATTGTTGTTTTTGATTAAATAGTAATGCGACTTCTCCTGCCACGTTTGATGCTACGGTTCCTGACGTACTTCGGATGATGGCGTAATTGATACCAGTAGCACTAGGACCTTCGAACTCACGATTTATATGTAGAGTCAAATCACTATCAACAACTAAAATTTCATACCATGTATGGTTATCAATAGTAAAAACATCACCAGCAGCCACGGTGATCAACGCACTATTCCAGTAAGTGCCGACACCAGTAATTAACTTACTGCCATTCACAACACTGACAGTACCAGTGCGATACCAAGAACCAAGCAAAGAACCGTTCGGCATTAATTATTCCTTAATTATTTCTTTTGACATAGACATGTCGGCTTGAGATTTTTCGCCAATTTGCGTTTTAAATGCGTTTTGGTGCATAAGGCTTTTATTCGGATTGGCCGCATACTCCGCATCTTTCATATAACAGCGATACATGATCCATTCGATAATCGCGTTTACATAAATATCATCAAGAGATACTAGAGCGTTCGCATCATTTTGAATTATCGTGATTACTGGTGGTGCTTTTGAATAAACAACGGTTAATTTAGTGGCGAGCACAACACCAGGGTAAAGATAAAATGCTTTAGGGTTTCGTTCATCGTAAATAAACAGTTCTGCTTCGATTGCAGTATTGCCGCCATACCAATTAGGGTAGTTATCATCTAGCACTGCGCGGTCGAACGGACCTCTTATTGCTCGGCCGTTTGCGTTTCGAGGTATATCAATTAATCGCAAAGCGTCATCAGGAAGTGATTGTTTAGTACCAGCGACACAAGAAAAATCGTCAACATCGCTAGTGAACGCATCAGGTCGTCGTAATACAATAGCGCGTTGACCATCGTTTAAGTAATCAAGTAATTCATCTTTAGGCCAACGAACAAAAGCTGTATCGTTTAGTAACCGATTGACGCGCAATAGTATTTCGTTTGATGTAATAAGTGGCATTAGAAAAAGTCTCTCTTAGATACAGGTTGAAACTGCCTTTCATCATTAGCAGCTACGCGAACACGAAACGCTTCACGATAACCTTTAATAAAATCTTGGCGGTAAAAATTACTCAATGCTATGTCCGTCCAAATTTGACCCGGCATAATTCTTAATAAAGCAGCAGCCCCAGCCGCTATTTCATCAGGCCAACGACTTAACAGGTTATCATCAACCTCTACACCATCCTGCATGGGTAATTTAGGCACAATTGAGTAAGTTACTTCCACTGAAGTAAAGCCATCTACTAGCACAATCTCATTGCTCGTATTAACCTTATAATCAACGCCTTTTTTAAGTTCTTTACCGTTTAAATCATCTATACCGTTAATCTCATGAACAAAATGATCATAACTAGGGAATAATTCAACGCTACCATCAAGCGCACGTTCAACAATTTCTGTTTGTTGAACATAACCCGACTCAAGGCAGAAATTGCGGTATGCTTTTTTTAGTTGATCAATCGCTTGCTGATCAAGCATTCCTGAACATTTTTCTCGCAATAAAGGTAATAACTCACTTAATTGTGCCATCTATTTATTCCTGTTCAGTCGCTTCAGGTGTTCCGTTTTTTTCACGTAAAGCATCACGAATAGCGAGGCGATATGGAGGTACGGGCTTTTTACGCGTGGTAATAACTAAATCTTCAGCTTCAACCAACGTATCTAACTGTTTAGAGCTGTACTTACCAATGTCAAGGGCTTCACCATCAACCAAAACGTCCATACTTTGTTCTATATCTGCCGAATCTCGCGCTTCTTTTTGCTTTTTAATCTCTGCCGCCAACGCTTTTGTTTTCGCTTCTTGTTTAGCAATAACATTTTCTGCATCTACTTCAAGCACCCATACACCAGGGTAATCAAGTAACTGCTCGGCAATATCACTTTCAACTTCAATAGGTTTGTGACGAGTAAAGATAAGACGTGATCCTGTAACGGTGTCTTTCTTTTTAGGTTTTTGGCCAATGTAAACAATACTAATTTTTGACATTTTATTTCTCCAATAAAAAGCCCAGGCGTTAACCCGGGCTTAAAAGTAAGTATCTAAGGCTTAGTAACCTTTAAAGCGATACTCAAGTTGAATAGTAACTTCACCTGTAGCAGCGGCGGTACCTGTATTAGTCAACACTAAATCACTAGGGCCATTGTCGCCGATGTACGTCGACTTAATTGGCTTAGAGCCAATATCTGCCGTAGTAGTAGTAACAGCTAACAATTGAGTTGCCGTTGATTCCGCATCAACCAGATCAACTTTAATGGCTGTATTAGCACCTAAATTAGCGGTGATATGACGAATACCTACGATTTGTGTGCCTATCGGTAATTTGTCGGCTAATACTTCTGTAACGTTAGCAGCTAAAGCAGCAAGCGAGACAGTAACGCTAAGTAACGATAAGTTACCCATTGCGCCTTTATAAAATGTTTCTTTCATGGGGTTTTCTCCAATTAAGTATGAACAGGGATAAGCCTAGGATTACCCCTATTCAAATACTTTTTAAAAATTAAGATTAAAGCGTTACGGCGGTATCAAGCACCATTGAACCGTAATCGTTTACGCGACCCGATTTAGAAGCAAATCGTACTTTCTTACAACCATTCATCCAAATGATTGCAGTTTCACGGCCATTACCTAAATCGGTTTTCTCAGTAACCATTGAGAAGTGAGCGCCAGAACTTGAACCACCGTAAGCGTTAGCCATAGCTTGACCACCAAGTAAGATAGCGCGATCAATATCCACACCTGCCGTTACCTGGGTAGTTGTTGCCGCATTGTTGTTTTGCGAAACAGTAACCGTATCACCCGCATAAAAACGAATAGGCTTACGGTATTGACGTACCAAGATGTTGCGCCACATAAGTACATCACCTTTAAATACAGGGTGACTGAAACCAGATCCACGTTTAATAGCTCTAGCTTGTAGCTCTATTAGTTTTTTCTCTGTCGCAGAGGCGTACAAATTTTTCCATTGGCGTGGAGTCACAAATAACAAGTAGAATGGTGATTCATTTGCCATTTGATCTGCTTCAAAAGAAATATGCTTTAATGGGTTGGCTTGTTCTTCTAAGATAAGCGCTAAATCATCTAGCTTATCTAGCGTCATAACATCAGCCGCATCAATTGTTTCTACGCTAGTCGCATCACCACCAAAAATATGACGGTCATACGTTGGAGCCATGATAGGGTTTACCAATGTTTCAGCAAAGACTTCATGATCATCAGTTGGGATAATCATACCATCGCCGGTGAAAGAACCACGCGCACCAGCGAGGTGATACATAGCAATTTCATCATTTAGATCATTGTAGTAATTACCAAGTAAAACTTTAGCAGTGCTTAATAAGTTATGCTTAGTGCGTTTTTGTGACATTTTACCGCCGCTATCAACACTTTTGCGACCTTGATCAATACTTAACTCAAAAGTGACTTTAGATAAATCTTCGCCACGTCCTTCAAGTTTTTTATCGCCCATTGTCGGCATACCGTTCAAATCATGGAATAAATCCATCTCTACGGTGTCACCGGCTTGGCTTGCTAAATCGTTGATCATAACGATTGGAGCGCCTTTTTCGGTCTGGTTTTTACCTTTGTTTTTATCTTTTGATGCAGATTGAGGGGTTTTGCCTGTCAACATGTTAACAAAAGAGTTCTGACGACGCGTGTGCAAGAATAAACCTACACCGAACGCTTTGGCAGCTTGTGCTTTAGTGATTGTACTCATAGTGTTTTCCTAAAGAAAATTCGACGCCCCTTCTAACAAACTTTCAATTTGCGCTTCTGTCATACTTTCCATTGATACGGCCATAGCGCCCGCATCTTGTTCGAGTAATCCAGCATTAGCGTTTAAATCGTTGGTTTGAAATCCGAGGTCTGTCGGGGTGTTTGGAATAGGAGCTTTTTGTTGTTGAGTTGGTTTCGCCGATGCCGCCGCTATTGGTTGTGCTACGGACACCGGCGCTTCATCACCAAACGCGCTCATTACGCGTTTTTCAACTTCTAAAAATCGCTCCGAAGGTGTTTTGTTGTCAAACGATGGATCGTTTGCGAGTTGATTATCGACTAGCTTTGCCATTTCCCAGCGGTCAGCGTCAGTTTCTTGCCAGTTTTTAAGGTTGGCAGATTGGTTGAACGCGTCTGTAGCCGGGTCATTACTAGCTTGCTCTTGTGTTTCCACTTGCGTTTGCTGTACTGGCGCTTGTTGCATTTTATTTGCTAACGCACTAACCAATTCACCAATTTGCGGATAATCTTCTTTGATTTGAGCCATAAGCTTAGGATCTTTTAGCATTTGCTCAGGAAGTAGTTCAGGATCTAATCCGGCATTACCTAATTGCTTAGAGTAAAGTTCGCTAACACGTTTGCTTTCATCAAAACCTGCTTGTAGTTCAGCGTTTAATCGTTGCTGCTCTTCAAGTTGCGCTTTAACTTCTGCTGTCTTACCTCGTTCACCTACTAAAAGGTCATAAGGTAATTGGTGTTTGCCGTCCTTAGAGTCCAATTGAGCGTTATCTTTAGAGACTTCAATAAAATATTTTCCGTCTTGCTCAATCATATTTGATGGGTTTGCATCTTCAGCCGGTAACGATTCCGGTGCTGCTTCAACGGCTTTCGCTGCTTCTTCAGTTACGTTATTTTTATCAGTCGCATCATCAAGTACTGCTTTATCGGCTTCTTCACCGAAAATCTCTTCACCTGTTAAATCCATCTTGGCTATTGCAGCCTCGACTTCTTCATCTGTTCCGTTTGCTAAAATTTCATCAAATTCAGTCACATTCTTCTCCATCGGCCATTTATCGTATGGCTACGAAATTTATTCAGTTTAAAATCAGGCGTATCGCTGCCAGTGCGAATAGTGCTTATTGCTAGGCACAAAAAAGCCCCCTTGGATTTCTCTAATGAGGCTTTGTTTTAACTAGCAAGGGGATTGCTCCCCTTTATTTATTTAACTAATGCTTAACAACTGACGTTTGGTGAACAATAGAGGTAAAGATATGATCTTTCGCTTGTTGCTCGATAGGTAAGTGATGAAAAGGCTTAATACTTGGGTGAAGTTTTTTTGTAGCATCGAACACTTTCCCAAACTTCCAACCATCAACCGTTTTTTTAATCATCCAGTTGTCATGAAAAGCACTTGGTGGTGAATCAGGGTAAAGAATACAAAAAGCAACACGACCAATTATATGTTGTTGCTCTTTTTCTGTTAACTTACTCCACACTTCCGACTCTTCACGAATAGCGATACAATAAGCATGTTCAGCCGCATAACACAATTTAGCTGTTT